CAGGTCTGAAAGCCATGCCCATTTTTATTCTTTATCCTCTACTCTTCACTCAAATCCTCCTGTCATCCATCCCTTATCGAGCTCATTTTTCAAAACCAACCCCTTCAGACTTATTTGCTATTGAGTTTCCGAGACCACTCCATACAGATATGCCACCGTATACAGAACCGCCGCTTTGGCATTTTCCAGATCATCCGCAAAATCATCCTCCTCCGATACCCGCGCCACATCCATGCAGATTTCCTGCGCCGCACCAATGAAGCCCAGAATCAATGCGTCCTCGTCCTCCGCATCTACCCGCAGATATTCCTTCGCCTCCGGCAATGTAACCAGCATACCACCACCTCATTTCCAAAAGGCGGCCTGCCGGAAACAGACCGCCCATATACAGCGGAAAAGCCGCCCTGGTATTCCTGGCACAGCCGACAGCCCTCCCGCCCACAAAATCCCATAAAAAATACCGCCCATAAGAGCAGTACCCACATACGCTACATATCCATTTCTACCGGCCAGCCAATCAAGAACCGGAAGCCGCCTTCTGCTGCAGCACTTTCACCGCCTCTGCCAGAACCAGCTTCCCGTCCACCCGCTGGGTGGCGAGGAACCCCACCTGCCCCGTAGGCGCGTACAATTCCCCCAGCCTCCGGAAAGACCGCCCCTGCCGGTCGGCCACCCAATAATAAGAAAGGTCGCCAAACAGGATCGACTTCGCCCCCGCCGCCACAGCAGGCATGAAAGCCGATGTATACACCGGCCTCCCCATCAGCGTATCCGGCGTGGCCGCCGTAAGGGAGGGCTGCCATAGATACTGCCCGTTGCTGTCCTTCAGCTTCCGCAGCGCCTTCACCGAAGCATCATTCATTAAAAAGACCGCGCTTTTCCGGTAAGGGGCTTTCAGCGAGTAGAAAAGGTCAAACACCTCGTCCGCCGTAAATGCCGTAGTCGCCGCAGCCGTAACGCCGACCTCCGCGCCGCCCGTATCCGCCAGCACCCCCAGGGGCTTCCCTTTCCCGTCCCCGGTAAAGAACGCTTCCTCCTCCTTGTTCCCGATCCGCCTGGCAAACTCGCGGGAAATGTAGGATTCCAGATCAAACACGCTGTCGTTCAGCAGCTCCTCCGACACCTTGATCATCGTCCCCAGCTTATAAGCCCCAATGGAGACCTGCCCGAAGCTGTCGTCACTCTCCGGAATCGCGCCCTCCTCATCCACCCAGGAAGCCGTCCCCTTGGAAGCCACCACCGAAATCTTCCTGTCCCCAGAGCTGGTCTGGATCACATGGGCGAGCACACGGAAAATATTCTGCTCCTCCAATGCCTCCACCAGAGTACGCTCAAATTCATCCGGCACCAGATACCCGCCCTCGGAATCCGTCCCCACCTGCAGGGCATCCATCACCCCATGGGACGGGATTTTGCTCCGCATGGCATTCCAGAAAGACCTCCGGTATTCCGCCGAAGCCCGCCCCGTTTTTTCCTCGCCGGAACCGGCAGCGCCCGGCTTCCCCGAAAGCGGCTTGCTCAGCGGCTTATTCATTTCCGCATCCAAAGCCGCCTGCCGCTCCAGCCGGTCAATCTCCTTTCCGAGGTTCACCACATCCGCCTCCATCTTCTCATAGGCCGCCACGTCCTCCGCAGCCAACAGCCCGTCCGCCCCGCGCTTCGAATCCAGGAACGCCTTGGCCGCCTCCCACGCCTTCGCCCTTTTCTCCCGCAGCTCTAAAATCTTATCCATCTCAAAAACCCTCCTATCTCACATTTTCAGCAAATCCAGCCGCCCATACAGCGGCCCCGCCTGTATCCGTTTCTCCGCCCTTCGGGGCAGCTTCTCCAAAAGGCTGTTCGTGACCGCCCTCCGGGAGAACACAAAATCCGCCGCCCCTTCCGGCACCTCCGCCCGCTCCCCGAACAGCAGGCCGTCCGCGAACCCCATCTCCACCGCCTTATGGGCGGACAGCCAGGTCTCCGCGTCCATCAGATGGGACAGCCGCGCCCGCGAAAGCCCCGTCTTAATCTCGTAGGCGTTAATAATGGACTCCTTCACCTCATCCAAAAGAGCCACCGCCTTTTTCATTTCCTCCGAGTCCCCGATAGCCACCGTAAGCGGGTTATGCACCATCATCAACGCCGTGGGAGCCATCAGCACCGTAGTGCCCGCCATGGCAACCACGCTGGCCGCACTGGCGGCAATCCCGTCGATCTTCACCGTCACCGCTCCCCGGTAATCCATCAGCATACAATAAATCTGCGAGGCCGCAATGCAGTCCCCGCCCGGAGAATTGATCCATACCGTGATATCCCCCTCCCCGGCCATCAGCTCCGCCTTAAAGGCCGCAGGGGTCACTTCATCCTCAAACCAGCTCTCCTCCGCAATCGTCCCATTCAGATAAAGGGTGCGGCCATCCTCATCCCGCACCCAGTTCCAGAACCTATTCATTATCCTTTCCCTCCATTTCTCCGGTTCCCGGCATTTCCCACCGTGCTGTCCGCCGCCCCGGCATCCCCACCGGAATTTCCTGCAAAAGCCCCGGCATCCGCCAATTTAGTCATGGAACCATTCACCAGATACAGGTCGCCCCCAAGCTCTGCCGGGATACGGTCAAGGTTCTCCAGCTCCCGGATATCATTCGCGCTCATCCAGCCATTCTGCCTTGCCACCGCGTACCCGTTCATGCGGCTCTCATAATCGCCCCGCAGAAGCCCCTCCACATTGAAGCGGATAAAATAGGACTCCTTCTCGCTTTCCGTAAACAGCCGCCGCCCCATGGCCTGCTCCCAGCGCATCAGCCAGGGCTCCAGGGTATATTTGACAAATTCCAAAGACTGCTGCTCGATATTGGAGAACGAAGACTTTTCCAGATCCCCCACCATATGGGGCGGCACCCGGAAGATCCGGGCGATCTCGTTCAGCTGGAACTTCCTCGTCTCCAGGAACTGCGCCTGATCCGGCGATATCCCGATAGGCTGGTACTTAAGCCCCTCCTCCAGCACCGCGATCTGGTGGGAATTGACGCTCCCCCGAAACAGCTTGTTCCAGCTCTCCCGCACCTTATCCGGGTTCTTCAACACCCCCGGATGCTCCAGTATCCCGCTGGGCGAAGCATCATTGGCAAAGAACTTTGCCCCGTATTCCTCCGTGGCAATCCCCAGCCCCACCACGTTCTTCGCCATGGCGATGGGCGAGTACCCCACGATCCCGTCATACCCAAGGCCGGGGATATGCAGCACCTGATCCGGCGGCAGGTACACCTGCCCATCCTCCCCCGCCTCCGGCGCATCGTCCGAACCACGGGAATAGAGATAGTAAAGGTTCCCCCCGCTGTCCCGGTCAACCGTCATCTTGGCGGGCATCAATGGGTACAGCCCCACCACCTCGCCCCTGCCGTTTCTTATGATCTGCGCATAGGCATTCCCATACAGCAGCAGGTGCCCCATCAGCGTCTCCCGGAAATTAAAGGAAGACATCTCCGGATTTGGCTCATCATGCAATAGCCGGTACAGCGGATGCTTCAAAGCCTTCTCCCTGCTCCCGTCCTCCCGATACCGGTACACATGGAGCGGAAGCCCCGCCACCGCCTCCGACAGCACCCGGACGCAGGCGTACACCGCCGTCATCTGCATGGCCGTCCGCTCATTCACCGCCTTGCCGCTGGTGGAGCCGCCGAAGAAGAACCCGAACCGGCTCCCGCCCATCATGTCATACGCCCGGCGCATATCCCCCGGAACCTCCGGCTTATCCCTCACCCGGAACAGCCGCCCCAAAACACTCATAACAGCAAAAGCCCCCTTTCATCATAGATAGAAGCCCCCAGCTCCCCGCCCCACGGATCGCCCGGTCTAACGCCATCACCGCCGCCACCGCGCCGTCGAGGGAGCTCGTCAAACACCACCGCATGGACATTCAGCCCGTGCTTCGTATCCGCCTCCGCCGACAATACCTGATAAAAGCTGTTCAAAGGCTTATAAATCAGACGCTTCTGGGACAATACCGGCTTGATCCGGGACTTCAATGCCGGGCACTGCTCTACCATGCCGCAGGCCACGTCAAACACAATGGAAGCCTGCTGTCTATCGGAAGCGCACCCATACACTTCTCCGCCGTATTCCATATCCCCGCAGGTAAGCAATAGCGCCACCGCAGCCGCCAGCTCCGACTTCCCCTGCTTCTTGGCGATCTCCACATATGCCGTATTGAACTGCCGGTATCCATTGGGCTTCACGATCCCGAACAGATCCCGTATGATCTGCTCCTGCCAGTCGATCAGGTCAAAATTCTTCCCGTACCACTCCCCCTTGGTATGCTTCAAACACCCAATGAAAGCCACCGCCAGATCAGCCAACTCCCCACGATAGGAAGAACCCTCCCCCATGAACCGGGACGGCACATATTCCTCTAATTTCCGCAACGGCACCAGCCCCCTTCCTGCAGAAAATCCCAACAAAAAAGGAACCTCTCCCCCAAGGAGAAGCCCCTCCCAAAATCCCATAAATTTAAACTGTAACGAATTCAAGTTAGGTATGCCATAAACGACAAAGTGCTGTAAAATCAATGATTTGATAAAATTGGATTCTACAATAGCATACCTAATTAGGTATGTCATGAATTATTTAATGCCTTGATTTCTATGGCTTTTTGAAAGATGGCATACCTAATAAAAAGCGTTACAGTTTAAAACATAATTTCAACCGCTAATATTCCTCCGGGTACAGAACCGTGGTAACGCTCCGGTCAGCCTCTGTAAGAACCCATATCTTCCGGCTCCCATGCCCCGTATCCCGGTAAGCGGCAAGGATACGCTCCCCGCCGCATTCCACCGCCCGGTCATTGGCTTTCCCGTCCGCCGCCGACACATTCCCCCAGTCGCCGCACCGATACCGGGCGAGGGAATCCGCCACAAACCGGGCAAACACCGCATCCCGCTCCATATCATGCGCCACGCCCCTGGTAGCACAGAGCCTGCCTAACGGGAATCCAGCCGTCCCCATCACCGATCCACCCTTGCATTCGGGAACCGGGCCAAAAGCAAAGCCCAGACATCTCCCTCCATGGCCGCCATTTCCAGCACCGCGCTCAGCGGGAACACATAATGCGCCAGCCCGCCGCCATGGTCTTCATTCACCCACAGCACATTCCCCACGATATCCGCGATCAGGAAGCAGGAGAACTTCTCCTCAGCTTCCGGGTCATCCGCCATGGCAAGCCACGCCGCCTCCGGCACTTCCACCGCCCCGGCAATCCGCCCGGCCAGCGGCAGGGGGCTGCCGCCCCCATCCCTTTCATTTTCATGCAGGGGGGTGGCAGGGATGACAATCAATGACTACCTTAAAGATTATCTCATTAAGATGCTGGAATTCCGCGAAGCGGCAGGATACGCTACAACTACATATAAAGTCACGCTCATGCCGTTTATTGATTTCTGCTGCTCCAATTACAAGGATGCTGGTGTACTGACATCAGACATGCTGGATGCATGGCTGACTTATAAAGGATATACCCTGAATACACAGGCAGCATTTATTGCCTGCCTGCGCCAGTACTGTAGATATATAAATTTTCTGGGCCGGGAAGCATATATTCCGGATGAGGATTATACACTGAAACGCATTGCATATGAACCCTATATATTTACAGATACTGAGCTGCAGGCTTTATTTTGTGCCATAGATGGATATGGGCCGTCTACAAACAATAAAAAATATAAGCCTGAAATTGTCATACCTCCCATGTTCAGGATGATGTACTGCTGCGGCATGAGGCCTTCCGAACCATTACGCCTCAGATGCGGCGATGTAAATCTTGATACCGGGGATATTTACATAAGGGAGACCAAGAAACATAAAGACCGCCATATAATCATGTCCCGGGATATGGCCAAGTTGTGCAGGGAATATGATGGGCTGGCTGGTAATCGCGCATGGTTTTTTGAGTATGACGGCGGACCGTATAACAGAAAGTGGATGACAGCGCAGTTTGGGCACTGCTGGAAACGCAGCGGGCTTGGAACTTATAGAAAACCCAGACCATATGATCTCAGACATGCTTTTGCAACAAGGAACCTGATCAAATGGATTGACAAAGGATTGGATGTAAATAATCTTCTCCCATATCTAAGCACATATATGGGACATTCGGAGCTTACCAGCACCTTTTATTACATTCATCTTCTTCCGGAAAGGATACGGAATTCAGCAGGTGTGGACTGGAAGCAGTTTTCTTCCATCTATGGGAAAGAAGGTGGCGGCATTGAAGATTAGGGATCCCAAGCTTTACAGGCTGATGAAAAATTTTCTTACCGTTTACCTTCCAGATACAAAACAAAAAAGCCCGCATACGGTCCAGGCATACAGGGATGCCCTTAACCTGTACATGGGTTTTCTGGACAGTGCAAAATCAGTAAAACTTAAGGATGTCTGTATTTCAGACTTCAACCAGGAGAACATCTCTGCCTTTCTCAGATGGCTGCATGAAGAGCGCGGCAATGAAAGCACCACGGTCAACCAAAGGCTTTCCCATATAAAAGGCTTCTGCAGATATGTTCAAAAGAAGGATGTCTTATCCTTTGAAACTTATAGCGAAATATGCGGGGTTACAGGATATAAAGATGACAGGGTAAAGGATTTTATATGGCTTGCCATTGAAGATGTAAAGCTTGTGCTCAGACAGCCTGATATCAATAAAAAGACCGGCATAAGAGACCGTTTCTTTATTGCCCTGATGTATGAGAGCGGGTGCAGGGATGATGAAATACTGCACATGAGGCTTAAAAATATAGTCATAAATAAAGCAGGCGAACCCGATGCCCATATATTTGGAAAAGGAAGCAAACACCGGTGTACGCCGCTTTCAAGAGATATCGTACCATATTTTAATGAGTATTGCAGACTATATCATCCAGATGCTGAAAAAAACAGCGACGAGTTATTGTTTTATACAGTCAGGAATGGGATAAAATGCCAGATGTCTCAGGATAATGTCCAACGTTTTATGAAAACATATGAGAAGAAAGCGCAGAAAATCAACGCGGGGATTCCACATCTTCATCCCCATTTATGGAGGAGAACGCGTGCCATGCATCTTTATCTTGCAGGAGTTCCATTACCGCTTGTGTCGGAATGGCTTGGGCATTCGAGTATGGAAACAACCCAGATTTATGCAAGGGCAACCGATGAAATGAAACGGCAGGCACAGAGAAAGCTTGGTGAAAAGGAAGGATCCGTATTTAAAAATGACATTGCATTCAAGTATGCAGATAATGAAACTGTACTCAAGAAACTGGCTGGGCTTAAATAATTAATACCGATATTTGCTGTAGTAGGAGCGCATTACTGCAGCAAATACCTAAAAATATCGGCATTAAAAAAATGTCGGCATAAGGGACATAATGCCGATATCGGCATTATGTCCCACCGCTCCACATATGTGTCCAGAATCTCCCGGGTGTTTAAAGAGACATCCGTGCTGATAAAGGCCCGCAGGGCTTTGGGTACATGGAACGCGTCTTTCGGGTAGCTGATCAGGACCACCGCATTTTCAATGCCGTTGAG